AGGCGCCTGCGCCCGTGACCTTGGAGAGGCCGGGGATCAGGCGGGTCGCGGGGATCGCGCCGGCCGCAGAGGCCACACCAGACGTGAGGTTACCGAGGACCTTGTCTTCGGTCGTCGGCGTCTCGTGATGGTTGTTGGCCGCGCGTTCCTTGATGGTGTCGCCGGAGGACATGAGCCAGCCGGAGCCGGCAGCACCCAAGAGGGCCGCGGGGATCTTCCACTTACCGGGCGCCATAGCAGCCGCGGCCTTACCGCCAGCGATGGCCGTGCCGATGCTGGGGATGTTCTCCGTGATCAGTTGGCCCCACTGGCTCGGCTTGTACGGGTCAGCCGGGACGTAGTTGGGGTCGCGGTTGTCGAAGCCGTCGCCGAGGCCGAAGTTCTGCTTGGCAGTCTCGGCGATACCGTGGGCTACCTGCGCTACACCGTGCTTGGCGCCAGCGAGGGCGCCTGAGGGTTCTTGCGCGGGTAGAGACTTGGCAATCTCGTCGACTGTGGCGTCCTGTTCCTCACGCGGGAGGTTGAGGAAGCTGTCGTCGACAGAGACTTGCCTCCCGTTGATCGTGAGAGTGGGCATTTAGTGGACGCTCCAGGTGACGCCTGATTTGGTCTTGAAGGCGTTGGCAGGCTTTGCGGGTGCGGACGCCGCGGGCTGGGCTTTCGCCTCGGCCTCGTTGCGGGCCTTGTCTTCTTCAGCCCACTTCGTACCCAACGCGCCGATCTCACCGCGGATAGAGGGGCGGTAGATGCCGTCGTTGCTGTCGAGATGTGACTTGCGTGCGCCCTCGGCCTCTTGCGCACGCTTGATGGTGCGCTCGTAGATGTCGAGGAGCCGCTGGTTTGCCTCGGGCTGGTTGTCCAGAGAAGTGGACATCTGCTGGACGAACTTGCGGTCGCTGTCCGAGAACGAGCCGGGGAGCAACTTGCCGCTGCCGGTGTCCTGCACCAGCTTGAGTGCGAGCTTGTTGCTGAGAGCGCGGGCTACGTCGCCGTCAGCGAGGTTCGCGGCTCCTGATGTGTCACCAGTGACGCCAGCGTAGAGCTTGCGTGCGCTCTGCACCCAATCGCCGCCCTGGCCTTGGTAGACAGCCGGGTTGGAATACACGCGACGAAGTTCGGCAACGTCACCCGCCAGACCGTTAGCGTTGGCGCCCGCCGAAGCGATGCTGTCACCGTAATCCTGATTGGACTTGGCGCCGGCAATCTTCGCGGCCTTGTCGTACTCGTCGTCCTTAGGCGCAGCGAAGTTTCCGGGGACCTGAATGGTCTTGCGCGGATCCTTGCTGTTCATCAGCAGGAGCTGGCCGTTCGGTGTCACGACGTGAGACCACGTGCCGGTGTCGCCCGCGACCTTTTGCATCGCGGCGGCTTGCGCGGCGAGCACTTTGGCCTGATCGGGATTGCTGATACCCGCGAGAGATGATCCCATGTTGGTCAGCGTTCGGCCGATCACGTTTAGCTTGTCTTCTTGCGGAGGCGCGTAGTTGAGAGCGCCCGGCCCCATCGTCTCGTCGGCGCTTAGTGCGGGACTAGGCATGCTTCTCTTGCTTTCTGTTGGAGCGAACGCGGTCGTGAGTGCGCCCGTGGGAGCATCGGCGGCACCTTGGCCTCCGAACTGATCCATGAGGGCCCGTGCGGACGCCATACGTTGCCCGCGTGTTGAACCGTCAGAGCGTTCGTAGAGAGCGTCCCAGGCGTGTGCGGCCTCTTCAGGCGTCTTCGCTGCCTGGAGCGCGGCGTAAGCCTTGCTCTCGGGGCCATCCAGCTCCTGACGCATGAAGGCCTGCTGGCCCTCGACGGTCTGGTAATTGGGGAGCTGCTTGAGGCGCGCGAGGCGGTCACCGCGCCACTGCGCAGTGCCCCAAGCGGTGCCATTGTCGCCGGTCGGACCCCAAGGGTTGAGATCCTGGCCACTCTCGTTGACGAGGTTGCCGACGATGCCGGCCGCTTGGTGCGGGGCAAGCCCAAGGCCGCCTGCGTCACGGGGCTGTTGTGCCCAGTTAAGCCATGAGCTGGCGCGTGAGCTTGAACCGTTCATTTGTTATCCGAAGGGTTTCCAACCGAGACCGCCTGCGCCGGCTGCAGCTGAGCCCGCGGAGCCCAGAAGGCCTCCGATGACATCCCAAGCAGACGGCGTCTTCGTCGTCGTCGAGGTGCCGGTCGTGTTGGCGCCCCAGTTGTTGGAGCCGATGATGCCCATGAGGCCCTGGAGGGCCGCGTAGGGCGACTGGGTGCCGCTCTGGAACTGAGCCTGCTGGTTATCGAGGTTCGCCTGCTGCGCCTGCTGTTGGCCAGTGGCCCCCGTGCCCGCGATGTCGTAGAGACCCTTCTGGTCGTTGATCGCGGAAGACGAGGCGTTGACACCGGAGTTCGCGGCGGTCGTTCCTGCACCAGCGGCGCCCGTGAGAGCCCCGAGGGAGTTGGCGTTGTTCGCATTGGCGTTGTTCGACGCGAGCGAGAGCCCGTTGCCGTACGCCTGGCCGTAGAGGCTGTTGTAGGTGTTCTGCGCGTTCTCAGCGAGAGAGCGCTGCACGAGACCCTGCGCGATGCCGGTGCGCGAGCTGTTGCTGTTGCCAGTGATGGCGGCGTTCTGCTCGATCTGTGGGAGCGTAACGTCGCGCGCGGTCTCAGTGGCCTGCTGCATGGCAGCGTTGGTCTGAGCACCGATGTTCTGGTTGTCAGCGTACTGGTGCGCCGCGTCCGAGATGGACTGCGTGTTGTTCAGCTTGGTCGGGTCGTAATTCGCGAGGCCGCTGAGGGCCCCGGTGGTCGCGTTCGTGCCTGCGGTCTGCAGCGCGTTGCCGGTGGCAGTGGTGCCAGCCGTGGACCCGTTGCTGCCGTAGCCCAGCATCGACTTGAAGACGCCGAGCTGGTCAGGGGTAAACTGTGCGACGAAATCGGTGGGCGCTTTGGCTTGAGAGGCCTGACCGTACGCGTTCTGCGCGTTCTGGAAGGCACCGGTCAGCGCTGAGGCCTGCGGATCCCACGGCGTCGTCTTGTTGGACGTGTCGGTAGTTTGAGTGGACGAGCCCATGTGGGTCCTAAATTGTATGTATGTATAGAGGGCGCTCTATGCCGTCGTGGCAGAGCACCGTCGAATGAGGACGCCAGCCCATCTTGGTCACGAAGCGATGCCATTGGGGCTCGTCGGACATGGGGCTGGCGAAAAGCGGCACGGTGACCGCCTGTCGAAACACCGCCCAGTCGTGAGCGATGCGTCGGAGGTAACTGGGGGACCACTTGTGTACGCGGAGATGGGCGAGGAGCATTTGAGCCCCTGCCGCATCCCGGTATTCGTCGAGTTCGAACGTGCAGTAGTCGGTGTCGTGCGCGACGTGGCGCTTATGAAAGTCCATGGGCCGTGAGGACCGCTTTGATCTGCTCCAGCTCGACGATCATGCTCTTGATGCTCTGCGAGATGGAGGCAAGCTCAGCCTGCAGATACTTTGGGCTGATGCCGGCGTCGATGGTGCCCATGGGCCGCGGGACGTACGTGGGAGCCTTGGTGATGGCCATTAGCGTCCGCCTGTGGCCTTGATGTCGAGGTCGAGGCCTGTGATGGTGAAGGTGCGGAAGTCATTCCACAGCATCTTCAGAGCAAGCCAGCGGCCCTCGGTGTTGAGGTCGACCTTGTAGTTGTCGACACCATCGTACGGCTGGTAGTCGCCGTAGAGTGGCGTGTCGCTGTTCGGGTCGTCCGATGAGCCCGCGGCGATCAGGAGCGAGTTGCCGCCTGATGTGTCGACACGAGCCTGCGGATAGATCGAGCGGAGGAGCTTGTACTGGCGCAGCTCGGCACCAAGCTCGTCGAGGTCCAGGCCAGTGCGCTCAAGGTAGACCGGAGCGGTGGCGTTGGGGTCCACTGGATACGGGGCGACAGAGCCGAGGCCATACACGTCGAAGGCGTAGAGCGTGGGCTGGATGCCGTAGGCGGATGCGCCATCACCAACACAGACGGTGACGCGCTTGCCGCCGTCCTCTTGGTCCTGATAGGAGCCGCCGACGTCTTCGTAGCTGGCGGTGGCGCCTGCATAGGTGAGCAGGTTGGACACCGGGCCGTCGTCGAACGAGTAGATCGACGGCATGTCATCGAAGGTCCACGACTTGGTCGTCAGATTGTAGACCGCGGCGCGATTACAGCCGTTGACGTTGCTGTACTTCACCAGCGGGTCAGACGACACGTACCCGAACGAGATTTCGTTGAGGCGCGGGTTGAACTGCACCCAGCACTTGTCGGACTGCGAGATGTTCAGCGAGCCGAAGATGTAGTCGCGGGTCTGCTCGTCGCAGAGGCTGTCCTCTGAGATGCCGTCATGCACCCAGATGTCGTCGATGCCGAAGCAATAGTTCTTGCCGTCCAGCTCAATCGAGCAGTTCGTGTTCAAGACGCCCTTTGCGGAGGACAGCTTCGTGTACGAGAAGACTTGGATCGAGCCATCGGCGTGCATGCGCCATGCTTCGCGCTGGCCGTAGATGATCAGGTCGCTGCCCAACTGGCACGCGTCGGTGATCTCACCGTCCATCGCCTGGAGAATGTTCTCGGTCGCGAGGGTCGCAGGGTTCGTGACGTCCCACGAGTTCGGCACTTGGCCGTTCTGCGTGAGGGACGAGGTCTTCACCATTGTGGGGTAGGACGTGGCGCCCTTGGTCACGTTGAGGGCAACGACTGCGCCGCCGCACTGCGCGATGATGCGCGCGGTCCACGAGGGGTCCCACTTGTCATCTGGGGTCGAGTAGGTGACCGAGCTGATGTCCTTGAACTTGTTCGTATCAGGGAGCAGGAACCACGGCGGGTGATCCTCGCGGTTCACGTAGATCACGTTGCCGATGGTGTAGGAGGTCCAATGGGCCTCTACGTTGCTCGGGGTCCAGCTTACGGGGGAGTAATCGGTCTCGACCCCGTTGGCGTAGTAGTACACACGGCCAGACTGGTAGCCGAGGAAGAGGTCGTTGTTGCTGTTGCCGATACCTGCGGTGAAGGCGTAGCGGGGATTGGCTTCCGCCAGCGGCTGCTTCACGGCTCTGAACACCGGAGCAGGCGTAATCTTGCCGTTGCGGAACCTTACGTTAACACCAGAAGAGAAAGCACCGACAGGAAGGCTGTAAGGATCTTGATCAGTGACAATGCCTTTAGAGGCAAGGTCCCTTAGTCTAACTAGGGGCACTTAAGGTTCCTTAGGGGTCCTAAGGTAGACTTAGGAATATTCTAATTATGATATTTGATGAATTACCGATGGGAGTACGTAAGGAAACCTTAGGAACCTAAGGCCCCCTTACCCCCATGGTCCGCGGCTACCGATCCGAAAAGGATCAGGTCTTCACGGCGAACACGAAGGACAGCGCCTCGGGGCGCGTCTCGGTCGTGCCTGTGTTGGCCGGGGTGCTCACGGTGACCGTGTGGTTGTGCGTGGCAGAGCGTCCAGCCGTGGTGCCGCTGAAGCTGTGCTGATGTCGCTGGTTCGCACCGGCCGTGGTATCGGCTACGTCCTGCGTGGCGACCGTCGCCCCCTGTGTGCCGTCCTGATGGATGACGCCACCACGCCGCGTGTAACCGTGGGTATGGTCAGGGAAGTCCGTGCCGGTCGTCCCTGAGAACCCGTGGGTGTGCTCTTGGGTCTCCGCAGCGGTCGTCGGGGTGACGTCAGGATGCGTATGGGGCCCAACGGTGTTCGTCTGAGAAGACCGAACGGCGACGGCAGCGCTACGCGAACGCGGGAAGCGCGCGGTGTCGTACATGTTGGGCAGAGTGAACGTGCCACTGGCAACACCGAGGAAGGCCGCGAGGTCGGGGTAGTCGGTCACGTTGTAAGACGCGCCGTTGAGTTCTAGGAAGTCCTTGCCGACGTCTGTAGTGGCCTTGCCGAGTGAGGCAGGCTCGGCGATGAACATGCTCACCGAGCCGACAAAGCCGCCGCCCTTGAACTTGCCACCTGTCATCGAGACGACACCCGCAGCTGACCTATAGAAACCGAGCGTCGGCTCCGCGGCGAACGAATACGCCGGCTTGGTCGAGGTGCCGGCCGCGGGGATCAGCTGGTTGTCGGTGTTCGTGAGCTGGCCTGTGTGGGCCAGTGTGTCCTTCAGGGTCGCCTTGATGAGGCGCAGATGGTCGTCGGCATTGGCCAGGGGATCCGAGGCGGCCGGGTTGGACGTGACGAGGTCACTAACGTAGGTGGCAGTCTCTAAGGGCACCTTGGGTTCCAATGTAAATTGTGGTCAAAATGAGAGACATCGTTGGCCTCTCTGGTATAGGTGGTGGTGACTTGGTCATAACCCATTGATATTGCTGGTCCCGGCTGAAAACCTGCCATAATCGAGACACAATCACTCAAATGGGACCCGCGGATGGGACCCTAAGTCCGCGGCGAGGGCTCCGATGGGACCCGTTGGGCTCCCAGGAAGACGCGGGCGCTATGAGCTAGGCGGCGGCGGCCCTTCAAGCCAAGGAAGCTTGAAGTCGCGTCGGGGCTTGACGCCAAAATAGGGTCCGGTTCTCGAAAGGGGACCCAAAGTTTCGCCTAGTCCCCCGCGCCATTCCCCCGCATGCCTGCCATCCCCTTGGCTTCATTGGTGTTCGTCCGGTTATCATAACCGGCAAGCGGTCGACCATGGGTCGGCGAGGTGCGCTACCAGGGCGCGCGTGCGGCGCACACGGGATTGTGAGTGCTACAGGCCGTAGCGCATTGAGCCGCCGATTATTACCCGGGTATAAATCTAACGTCACGGGTGGGATGGCCGGCCTTATATAGGCGACCACAGCTTATAGGCCCTAGGTGCCCCAGCGAGCCCCGTGGAGCCCGTATTCCCGATAGGCCGCTAGGGTGGCCTAGGCCGATCCCCACGGCTCCCCACGGACTCCCTAGGGCCTCGCGCTACGCATATCAGCCATGCATATCCGCATGACGATTTCGGTTGATGCGGGGGACCGGACGTGACCATGATGCGTTCACACCGGGCAGCTAGTTGCCACGGGACACCAACGGCCAAGGGGCAAACCAATGACACCGACCGAAGCAGCCGCTGAATACCTCCGCCTCGCAGCAATCGCCGCAGGCACCGAATGGGGTAGCGCGGAATGGAAGGCCGCAGTCGGTTTCGCCCATGCCTTCGAGGAGACGGCGACCGAAGAGACCTTCAGCGAATATCTCGATGCAATTGAAGCAGCCAACTAAGGGGAACACCAATGACCACGAAGCAACAGCGTCAAGTAATCATCGCGGAAATCCGCAAGGCCGAATTGGCCGCATATCGCAACGGCAAGTGAGCAGGGGCAACACATGACCAGCAAGTATTTCACACTCCTAGAGCGGCGCCCCGGTGAGACGTGGTGCATCGCCTTCGGTGACTACACGTATTCCGTGGTCTCCCAGGAGCGCGACGACCTAGTCGAGAACGCGCCGTTCGATCATGACTTTGAGTGGCCGGAATACAAGATCATTCGCACGGCCGACGACCAAGCGTCGATTGACGCTGAAGTGACCAAGCTCAACGCGGCCTAGCCCCTAGCACCATAGACCCGAACGGCCCGCGGCGCATATGTGCCTACGGGCCTTAGGGCATTAGGAAGCCAACGCAACCACGGGGAATTCAGATGGCCGTAACGATCAAAGCTAATCACCAATGGCGCCACTTCGCCTATCGCGCCGATGTGCCTGAGGATGTGCTCAAGGATCAATTCTATCACCTCGATCCTGACGATGCGCTTGATGGTTTCTTTTGCTATCGCGGCCATTGGTATCACCTAAGCGACTTCATGCGCCTTAGCGGACCAACGTCCCCAGGGTTCTCGGAGGACCTGCCGGGATGGCACGGATACCACAGCGACAGCATGTTCTCAGGTGTCGTCATCAAGGTGTCGGCCGATGGCGAGCGGTATCAGGCCGGAACGTATTTCTCTTAATCAATTACCTGCCACCTAACAGGAGACTGCCAAATGGAATTGAACGTCACCCACATGATCGAAGCCGTCAACGATAGCCCGCCGCTCGTCGGCAGCATTGCACAGTACGGCCCGAACGCGGCCGCAATGACCTGGGGCAACTCTAAGGCCTTCGGTGCCGCGCATCCGCTCCTCAAGACCGACGAGGAACGTGCGGCCGCCCGTGATCACTTCCGCAGCTAAGAGCCCGAAACCTAGCGGGCCTCATTGCGCCCGCGATGGTCGACGCGTATCCGCGCGTCCTGATGATGGGCAATGCAAATCGTCGGAAACCCCTTGTTTCATAGGAGCAAATGCAAATGGCCACCACGAAAGAGAAGCCTGTTTGTAGCGCGTGCGGATCGGATGACGTCCTGATGGATGCCTATGCAGTGTGGGACAACGCCGCGCAGGATTGGGTGCCCAACAGCACACATGAGGCGACCGTGTGCAACGCGTGTGAAGGCGAGTGCCGCATTGATTGGGTGCCTGTGGCTGACCGCGACGACCGCGAGGCCCAGCAAGCCCTCTCCGACCTAGAGCAATCACGCGATGCGCATTGATGAAACGTGGCCGGCTGCATTCGCTATCGCGCTCTGGCTTGGTGCCATGGCGTGGGGAATTGGATTTATTGTGAGGTTCATATGAGCAACTATTCTATCCGAAAAGACACGTGCAACGGCAAGCCGCGCTTGTCTCTCTATCGCAAATTCGAGCGCACGTGGTCGCAGGGCCAAGCGTACGAGACCGCGTCGGGCTTCTGGATCGTGTCCCGGCCCAACTCCGCACAGGACGTGGCGCGCACTGAGAAGGAAGCGCGGGCCATGCTGATGGCCGGGCGCACCGAATGACCACGTGGCAACACTGGATCGATAGGGCCTTCCTGGCTGGCTGGCGAGTCCGCTGGTGCGCCGAGGTCGAGGGGTTCGTCATTGATAGCCCAGCGCGCCCAAGGCATCCCAGCGTCTCCCTAGGCCACTACAGCGACGAGCGTTCCGCATGGCGCGGTGCGGCCAATCTCTCGCGACTGCACCATTGTATGGGCGTATCCGGGTGATCACGGTGCGGTGCATTTGCTACTAGACTTTGTGTCAGGCGGGATACACTTAGTGGCGAATGTAAGACTTGGGTAAGCTTCGTTAACGGTTCCTGTTGACCCAGATGCAACAGGGCGCTGTGCTGGCGAGGTTGAGTGGTGGGAATACTGGAGGGGCGGCAGGAAACTCGCCTGGGAAATAGCGGTAGCAATGATCATGCGGACTACGTTCAACATCGATAACAACAACCATGCGCAATCCGACATCGCGTCCAAGCAGGCACCCCACGCAATCACCGTGGGGACACCCGTGACCACAACGGCACCATACGAAACCGAGGTCGGCGTGTTGCCGAGTGGCGCTAAAGGTTTCGTGAAGTACATCGACGAGACCACGGGCGAGGTGGGGATACTAATGGAAGGCATGGAGCCGGCGCTGATCCACTGGGAAAACATGCTGGTGCTGGTGCCGTATGACACTGAGGATTTGCTGGCGGTGCTGGCATTCGAGCGGAAGCAAGGGGCAGGCGAGCGGCGCCTGTTGACGTACACGGGGATCGCGGCGTCGTGGCTGGCGGCTCTTCTCCATCTCTGATTAGCTGCCATTTGACTAAAGACTTGCACGGTGCCATGCTTATGGTTCCGTGCATCAAGGGGAAGGTAGGGACGACATGTCGACACTGGGTTTCATCATGGTCTTTTTGGCCGCTGTGCTGTCGGTCCTACCAAGTCGGGGACTAATCAACGCCTGCCTATTCATTCTTGGACTCTTTTTCATCTATCGCGGCTAATAATAAGGGAGTTGCAGTCATGGAGACGTTGTTGATGGACCCCGTAAAGCCCTCGATCACCGAAGAGGAGGTCGAGACCCAGGAGGCTATGCTTCAAATCTACCAGCTGTGGTTCAACCTGGGCCACGGCGTGCCGCCCATCTCCTACATGCGTGCCTTTGGTCTGGTTGCCAAAAAGGAAGGCCTCACGGTCGACGAGTATGCCGCGCAGGCTGGCATCTCCTCCACGGTCATGACGCGCAACCTGCTCGACATCGGGCCGCTCAACCGGCACCGAGAGAAGGGCCTGGACCTGATCGTGAAGGAGCAGGACCCCTTTGACCTGCGCAAGCAGCGGTCCCGCCTGACGCCCAAGGGCCGCAAGCTGGCCCACGACATGAACCTCGCCGCGCGGCGCCTAAGGAGGGCCAAGTAGCGTGGGCTGGCTCGACTACTACCAAGACGCCACGCTGGCCCTAGGGGCGCTGTGGGCCGCTGCTGAGGCCTTTCGATACATCTGGAGGAAACATGGCATACGCTGAGAAGCGAGACGGCAAGCTGACGGGCGTGTGGATCGGCGAGGTCTACCGCAAGCCCAAGACCTATCGTCGGCGCTTCAAGACCAAGAAGGACGCCGAGGGCTACGAGCTGTACGTGAAGCTCACGGGTGACGAGCCGCCGACCCTGGAGAACACCCAGAGCACCGGGGCGCCCACGTTCCGCGAGGCGGTGGCAGCTGCGAAGCTCATGAAGGGCCCGCACAAGAAGTGGGACCTGACCAACGACGAGACCCTGTGCCAGCGTCTGGCGTTCTGCGAGAGGCACCTGGGGCACTATGAGGTCACGCAGATGGGCGAGGACGCCTTCGACGTGCTGCGCAACGCGCTCGACAAGATCCGCAAGGCCGGCAAGCCTATCAGCGACAGCACCAAGAACCGCTACATGACCGTGATGTCGGGCGTGCTCCACTGCGCCGTCAAGAAGAAGTGGCTGCAGGTCAAGCCCGAGGTCACCCTGTATCCCGAGGACAACGCCTTGCGCGCCATCCTCACCCACGAGGATCAGGACGAAATTATATTGCGCCTGATGCGCGACGCCGGCCACCCCGTGGAGGCGAAGTGCGTCGAGTTCCTGATAGAGACTGGGCTCAGACGCGGGGAGCTATGCGGGCGCCGCGAGCGCGGCAAGCAGCCGCTCCAGGCCAGCCAGATCACGCTGGAGGTCGACCCTGAGACCCAGGAGGAGAACGGATACGTGAACCTGGGAGGTGGAGGATCAGGCATCGAACAGACGAAGAACAATGGTGTGCGACGTGTCTACGTAAGGGCGGCGCTCGCGAAGGAAATCAAGGCCATAATTTTGTCTGGACACCTGCCAAGTGGAGACCACTTGCTAGGTACCTTCAAATCGGCGAGGGACCGTGCGGGGTACCCGAGCAATCTGGTGATCCACTCTCTACGCCATACACGCTGCACGCGTCTCCGCAGTGAGGGCGCTGATCTCGAATTACGCATGCAAACTCTGGGACATAGGTCTGTGAAGACAGCCATGCGCTACGTCCACCTAGCGACCTCTGAGCAACTGGCGGTAGCGAAAAAGCTTGAGAAGCGTGCGGGGGACCGGGCGAAAAAAGAGCCTTCACAGGTGGTGGACTTCCTGAAAAAGGCTGTGTAATCAATGGCACCAACGGAAGGGTGCCAGAGTGGTTTAATGGATCGGTCTTGAAAACCGGATAGCAACTAGCTGCCACTTGTAAATAGATCTTTCCTCCCTATAAGACACGACGGGGCCGCTTCGGCGGCTCTCTTTTTGACCAGATACCTGCCACCTGTAAAAACACGGGGATATGACCACTCAGTGCAATGTGATCAAGCACTTAGCGGCAAGTCACCACCACCTTCACCAGAAAGCGCTCGAAAGGAACCGTCCCCAGATGGACACGAATGACCTCCTTAAGGATCCCAAGGTTCTCCACGTTGAACTCGATCTTTCCGCTGAGAAGCAGGACAAGCTCTACGACCGAGCGATGGCCAATGTTGGCTATGGGGCGACCACGGGTGGGTTGGCAATCACCAATCAATATCACGCTCTGGTCACCCAGGCTGTCTCTGAGAAGCTCTCTGGGCCCCGTGCGCAGTCTCATAGCTTTGCCTTCCAGATCGAGCACCTACTCAAGAAGCTCCCGCATGAGGTGATTGCCCTGTGCGTCCTCCAGGCAGGCCTACATGCCATCGCCATGGAGAGCACCCAGGTCTCCGCGGCCCTCACAATGGGCCATGCGATCAACGACGAGCTGTGGGCCGCTGATCTGGTCAAGGCCGACAAGAAGCTGTCCGAGCACATCGCTAAGCAAGCCCGCGAGGCCTACGGGTCCGTCAAGAACCGCAAGCAGCTCGCCAAGAAGCTCGCAGCCAAGCTGGGCGCCTTTACGCTGCCTGACTGGACCGAGGAGATGCTGAGCCACGCAGGCACCTGGGCGATGAACATCCTGCTCCAGGCCATGCCTGACGTGTTCCACCTCTCGGACCCTGTGAAGATCTGCAACCCGCTCACTGGCGTGTTCGAAGAGCAGCGCGAGTGGCTGATCTCGGACAAGGGCCTGGAGATGGCCGAGCGGGCGGTGTCCGAAGCGGTAGCCAAGAGCCCTGTGTATCAGCCGCGCACCGAGGTGCCGAAGGCTTGGGACCGGTTCGTGATGAACGTGGCCGAGGACGACCGCACGATGGCGCGGGCCCAGCTGCTCCGCACGTCCCACAAGGACATCATGAGCGCCGCTGCCCACGCAATCCGCACAGGCACCGCAGCGCCGGCCATCAAGGCCATCAACGCCCTGCAGTCGGTGCCGTTCAAGATCAACACGTGGATCATGGACGTCATCCAGCAGTGCTACGACAAGGGCATCCGCGTGGACGGCCTGCCGTATCGCAATCAGTTTGCAGTGCCGGTGCGTCTGTCCTCCGCGGAGTTCAATGCGCTGCCCGTCGAGGCCCGCAAGCTCCACGCCAAGACCATCAAGGGCCTCAAGAAGGCCAACAGGGCCAACGTGGTCGACCGTGTCGCGTTCAAGCAGGACATGGATGTGGCCGCACGTCAGGCCGTGGTCGAGCAGTTCTACTGCCCGATGAACATGGACTGGCGCGGCCGGGTGTACGCCCTGACGCACTTCAACTTCCAGAGGGAGGACCGTGTGCGGTCGATGTTCCTGTTCGCCAATGGTGAAGCCATCGGCCGCAAGGGCATCTACTGGCTCGCGGTGCATGTGGCTAACTGTGGTGCGTTCAAGAAGATCGACAAGGCGCCAATCAAGGAGAGAGTGCGATGGGTTCGGGAGAACTTAGCCCTACTGGCCGACTACGCAGCGAACCCGCTTACCAATTTAGGCTGGGTCGAAGCGGACAGCCCGTTCCTGTTCCTTGCAGCATGCCGGGAATTGACTTCGGCCCTATCGAGCGGCGTGTCGTTCGTCACGCACATGCCGGTATCGTTCGATGGCTCTTGCTCGGGATTGCAGCACTTAGCTGCGATGACGCTTGCCCCCGAGGGATCCCACGTCAACCTGACGAACAACGCGACCCCGTCTGACGTCTACCAGCTGGTGGCTGACCTCGCCAAGAAGCGGATCGAGGCCGACCTGGGCAACACGGAGCTGTTCTCCAAGCCCGACGAGAAGAAGCCAGCGAAGGTCAATATGACCATCGGCAAGCTGGCGGCACTCGCTCTGGCGTTCGGCGTCGACCGCAAGCTCGTCAAGCGCAACGTGATGACCTTCGCCTATTCCTCGAAAGAGTTCGGCATGTCCGAGCAGCACTTCGAGGACACGATGGAGCCGCTCGAACTGAAGCTCCTCAAGAAGGAGATCGACGCGCACCCCTTCGGCGAAAGTGAGGAAGAGTGGAGGCAGTGCAGCCGCTACTTGGCCAAGCGGGTCCTGGCGTCCATCAAGGACGTCGTGAAGGGACCGGCGCAGGCCATGGAGTTCATGCAGAAGCTTGCGAAGGCTATGGCCCACGAGGGCAAGCCGCTCTCATGGACGTCGCCGGCTGGTCTCCCGTGCATCAACAGGTACCACGAGAACACCACGGAGCGTGTGGAGCTGTGGTGCTACGACAAGGGCATCAAGGTATCCACACGGGTCACCGTGGCTACCGGCTACGAGACGCCCATCGCGAAGGAGAAGGCGGCGGCAGGGATTGCCCCCAACTTCGTCCACTCGCACGACGCAGCGCATCTGCTGCTCACCGTCGCGGCTTCGGCCGACGAGGGTATCAGCGATGTGGCCACAGTGCACGATAGCTTCGGGTGTCTGCCGTCCAGGGCAACACGCTTCAACCAGATCATTCGCGAGCAGTTTCTCCGAATGTACACCGACCACGACGTGCTCTCCGAACTCTTGGAGAGCGCGAGGACTGCACTCACGCCGGCTAACCACTGGCGACTTGATGAAGCCGTTGCAGCGATGCCTCAGAAGGGCACGCTCGACCTCACGGAGATACTACATGCTCGCTACGCGTTCGCGTGAAACACGCCTGCCTGACTACGACACCGTCCGCACGCTCTCGCACAACGAGCGTGTGTGGAACGCTCTGATCCCCCAAGCCGCCGTCGAGTTCAAGGTGGTCCCCGATGTTGGCGTGAAGTATCTGCACGCCACCAAGGGCTGGAAGTGGGTGAGCAAGAAGCGCTTCGCGATCCGCGGGGTGCTGTGAGCGCCCTGAGTACGCTCAAGGGGCACCTCGACGAAATCGTCCGCATCGACAATCAGATCCGAGATCTGGTGCGGGGCCGCAAGGTGCTGACGCTGGAAGACATCAAGCTCTTCCGGCAGCTCAAAGACGGCCACAGGTACCACGTCCGCGTCATCCAGAACAGCAAGCCGTAGGAGGCTCTATTGGAATACCAAGCGAAGCATTCGTCTCCCGACCGCGTCTTCCGTGCGGCCATCCTCAACGGCACCCCTGTGCCCGAGCAGACCCGTGCGGTCCTTGAGGCCCGTGGTGTCGACACCTCGGAGCTTGAGCAGAGGATCCGCCAGCAGATCGAGTGGAGGCACTGATGTTCAAGACGTTCATCCTCAACGAGCCCGATGGTGACTACGTCTGCTACGCGCAGCAGTACACCCACTACGGCACCGACGATGTGTACCCGGTCTGGTACATCAAGTCGTCGTGGCTGATCCCCGGCACCGAGCTGGAGGACTGATGCCATCATACCTCTACTACGTCGGCGAGGAGCCTTTCCCGCCGCCGAAGCACGAGTGGCGCACCGACCACCTCTACTCGACCAAGCAGACCCCTCGCGGGTCTGTTGTCGTTTTGGGGGACCGCATCATCTCCGAATACGAGATGCCGACCGCAATCGCCCAGCAGCAAGCTGATTGGCTCAACCACAGGAAGACCGCATGACCGCGACCACGCTCCTCAACACCGCCGACTGGCACGCGACCATGGCACTTAAGGCCTACCGGAAGCGGGAGTACGACGACTACCGCTATCACATCCGCAAGGCCGACCTCCTGCGGAGCCTCGTATTCTGATGGAAGGTCCGTACACCACCGCACCAAACAAGGACGGCCGAGGCTACGACGTGGTCCGCATGGCGCCGTCCGTGATTGCCACTGAGCTGAAGCTGGGGGAGGCCGAAGCACTCGCGTTCGCGCTGAACACCCAGGTCCGCATTATCGAAGGGAAACTGAAGTGAAGTTCAAATCTGACGGATGTGACTGGCGTGACCTCGTAATCGGGGACACCAGCGGCGACCGCCTGCAGGTAAGCGTTGATGTAGACGACAAGGCCTTCATCGCCGTGTCCTCGGGGAGCATCTACGCCGCTCACTACCTGACGCGCAAACAACTGCTGCGTCTGGCCTTCAATATCCTCAAGGAGCTGTCCAAGTGAAGATGAAGAACCGAGCCACCATCCACATGGGTGCCAGCAAGTTCACCGTGAACGTCAACGACGGCCACGGCAATGGGGTGGAGTTCGACCTCTACGCCATGAACAAGGACGAGCGCCGCAACTTCACCCGCGAGTTCGTGAAGGCCTTCCGTAGTGCGTGAAGACCTCACGATCCTTGGTGGCGTTTTCGCTGTGGTCATCATCCTGTTCACAGGCATCTTTCTACTGGCGAACGCGATCAACGGACACTCTTGCGCAGCCACCGCTGACAAGATGGGCCTAGAGCACTCTTACAGCGCCACGACGCCTTGCATGGTCAAGGTTGATGGGCGCTGGGAGCCGCTCAGCTGGCAGCGCTCCGTGCGGATCAAAGACTGATGTTCGAACACATCTTCGTCGCCTACATGGCGGCGGTCCTCCTCTTAGGGGCACTCTCGTGCTTCGCCGAGTAACTGCGGGGGCCCTGGTGGCCCTCGTTTTCATTTCGACCGCACAGGCCGGTCCGTCCTGCACCCCAACGTATCCCCGCGGCTACCACGTGCCGCATGGGACCAAGAAGAAGCCGCTGAAGATCTGCACTGGCGGTGACCTCCAATCAACCTGGGGCACCTGCGTGTCCCGATTTACGGCCTAGGAGCCAACGACTGATGTTCTCCAAAATCTGGAACTACCTCGTCAACGTCGAGCAGACGGTCGAGCACGACGTCGAGGCGATCATCTCGACCTTCACGAACACCGTGGCCAAGCTGGAAGATGCTGCGGTGGCCAAGGCGAAGCAGGCTGACGAAGCCTTCCTCCAGTCTATGAAGCTCAGCACTGTCGCTGACGCGCTCAAGGCTGAAGGCGTTCGCGCCCAGGACGTCGCTGCCAAGATCAAGGCGCTTGTTTCCTAAGTGTCTGCGGACAACACCATCCTGTTGGGCGCAATTGCAGCAGCCCTAATCCTCGCACTCACCGCATTGCTGAAAGTCTAACTACGTTTCCATGACCAAGAAGATTAACGCTACTCTGCCGAAAGGCACCCTTGTCTTCCCGAAGCTCAACAAGCCGGATGACTTCAAGGGCAAGCGCACGTTCAAGACCCGCATCAAGTTCGACGACGAAGCCCATCGCAAGGTGGACGCGTGGTTGCGCAAGGGCGCCAAGGAGCTTGGACACCCGGATGCCAAGCTGCCCTGGTACAAGGACAAGAAGACCGGCGAGCTGACGCTCAAGGTCGCCTCGGGCGAGAAGTATCCCCCGGCTCTTCTCGACGCGAAGGGCAAAGAGATCCCGCGCGCCAAGGTCGAGGTCGGTGGGGGCACCATCGCGAAGGTCGACGTGAACCTCTCTTATTACGAGGGCTTCGGCGGCGGCTTCAATCTGTACATGAACTTCGTGCAGATCATCGAGCTGCAGAAGAAGGGCTTCAACGTCCAAGAGGAGGAAGGCTTCTCCTACGAGGACGACGGTGACGAGGGTGACACCGAAGCGCCGAAGACCAGCACGGATCTCGACGACGACATTCCGTTCTGATGTCGAAGCCCGCGCTCACTATCGAGCCGACCTTTAGGTCTCTGCTCGAAAAGGATGCTGCGGAGAAACTCACGGCGCACGGTGTGCCGTACGGCTTCGAAAGCCAGTACATCACGTACACCGTGCCGTCCCGTGAGGCCAAGTACCTCCCTGACTTCTCGTTCGAAGGTTGTCCAATCATCCTTGAGCCCAAGGGTCGCTTCGGCGGATCCTATGAGTTCAAGGGGAAACGTATGGGCAACTCCAAGGACGCAGCAGTCAAGGAGCGGCAGAAGTTCGTCCTGCTCAAGGAACAACATCCTGAGTGGGACATCCGCTTCATCTTCTCCAAAGCGAAAACCCCGATCTACCCAGGCAGTCCTACCTCCTACGGCAAATGGGCCACGGACCACGGTTTCAAGTGGGCCGAGAAGGTCGTGCCTGACGCCTGGATCGAAGAAATCAAAGCGTACCTGAAGCAACCCAAAAAGCGAAAGTGACCTGACATGTCCGACACGTTCACCATCGGCTCCACGACTGATCTGACCACCGACATCAACCTCGCTCCGCAGTGCCGTACGATCCTGACGCACCTGAAGCGCGGCAAGACGATCACCAACAACGAGAGCATGCTGGTGTACGGGATCTTCCGCCTGTCGGACGTGATCAACAAGCTCCGCAACAAGGGTTACGACATCGAGACCGAAGTGAAGCGGGACGAAGTCGGCCGGCGTTACTCCTCGTACAAGCTGGCCTGATGGCCCGCGCGCACACGGTGTGGCTTATCATCGTCAACGATAGGCCTGCCAAGGCGTTCACTGTGAAGCGAGAGGCACGCGAGTGGCTGGAGCAGAACGTGGGCTGGAGTATATGCCACATCTGGCGCATGCCAGACGGTAAACATCCTATCTTTGCTCCTCAGAAGATAGGCTTCAAAGAGTTCATGGAAAGCTGATGGCTTCTTGCACTAAGGGGGCGTGTCCTTGCGGCACGTCCTCTGACGCTTTTGCGACATACGACGACGGCAGCGGGAGCTGGTGCTTCAGCTGCAATGACCCGAAGAACTTCAGCCAAGCAGGTAAGGTGCGAGAACAAGACGACGACTTCGCAGAGA